ATATGAGGTTTTGCTGTGTTCCGGGGGCTTGTTTGACCTCTACAATGTGGAAGATCGTCGCGACACGCTGGAACGTCTCCAAATTTTGGAGGCAGCAGCCCTTGACAAACTGAGGAAGCGCTCTGATGGCAAAAATTAGCACTCTTTCCATCGAGGTTGATTTAAGGGATAAAGGCGCTCAGCAGGTCATTGAAAAGATTGGCGGGTCAATAAAAAGACTGAAAGTAATATCTGGCCCAACCACCCAAACAATTCAAAAACTTAGACAGCAGGTAATAGGGCTAGGAAAAACAGGTAACAACAGCATCAGTACTATCGAGGGTCAAATTGGTGCTTTGCGTGGATTAAGAAGAGAAGCAGATTTAAACAGCAAAGAATTTAAACAGTTAACAGGTGATATCGAAAAGTACACAGAAAAGCTGCAAAAAGCGCAAGGCAAGCAAAAGAGGAGAGGGCTTGATGGGCGACAACTAGCTCAAGGCGTTGGCGCAATCGCTGCAGGTGGGATATTTGGGGGACCTGAAGGTCTAATCGGAGGCGGAATAGGCTTTAAGCTTGGCGGACCCGCTGGAGCTGCCGTTGGTGCTGCGATTGGAGCGCAAGTAGGTGCTATCAGAAAAGCCTTAGGGTCTATTGCAGAGTACGGAGCACAGCTAAATAAACTTAGGATCGCGTTGAGAGGAGTTTCAGCGTCACAATCGGAATACAATAGGGCTCTAAATATTGTCCAACAGGCGACAAAGGATTTTGCAATTCCTCAAAGCATATTAACAAAACAGTTCACTAAACTTCAAGCCTCAGTGTCTGGAGCCGGGGGAACTGTAGCTGACACAGAAACAGCTTTTAGAGGAATCGTTGCCGCAGTTAGAGCCACAGGCGGCTCTTTAAATGATGTTGACGCTGCACTGACTGCGACTGCTCAGGTGTTTAGTAAAGGAAAAGTAAGCGCCGAAGAATTGCGGCAACAAATTGGCGAAAGATTGCCGGGAGCGTTTACGCTTTTTGCGTCTTCTATCGGCAAGACACCAGCAGAGCTTGATAAGGCATTGGAAGATGGAAAGGTTACGTTGCAAGACTTCCTGACTTTCTCGGAAAGCATATTTGAGAAATATGGAGAAACAGCGCAAATCATCGCAGATGGGCCAGAGGGCGCAGGCGACAGATTAAAAGTATCGCTTGAAGAGCTGAATGAGAAGGTTGCCCCTGAGCTAGCAAGGCTTGGGGCACAATTCCAAAATTTTGCAGATAACGCCTTGCGGGCTCTTCTGCGTCTTTTTGATGCTTTAGGTCGATTTGGCAAATCGATGGAGGAAAAAATAGATGGAGACCAGATAGAGCTAAGGAGAAAGGCGTTGGCGCACGCTAAGCGTCAGCTTGTGCGAACTGACTTGACTACGCTAGAGAAGGACTTCCAAACAAAAATATTAAATGAAAACCAGGCATTTTTCGATGACTATGATTTTATTGGCCCGCCAACTCCTGATGTAAGCAGATTGAGCGGATTCGATGATCCTGAGAAGCCGAATGGAGATACCGAGAAAAGCCGTCTTGCTGCCGAAAGAAGGGCTCTTGCAGACCTTAACAGAGAGACAAATAGAGCTTTTAGAGCGCTTGACGTTAGGTTCCAAAATGTTGCACGGCAAAGAGCCCAAAAGATTAGAAATCAATTTGACGTGGAAATAGAAAAAGCCAAGGCGATCGATGATCAAAGGCTTGTATTTACGTTATCGCAGCAAAAAGAGCTTGCGAAGATCGAGACCGTTATTGATGGCTTGACCAGCCAAATATTTCAAAGAAGAAAGGCCATAGCAGATGCTTCAGCGAAGGGAGCCGATGTTTCTAGACAGCAAAATAAGCTTTCGTCAGACCAGGCTTCATTGTTGGCGGCGCAAGAAGCTAGGCTCGCTTTAATAGCTAAGCAAGAAGCTGCGCTTTTAGGTTTTGACAGAAAAAGAACAGAGGAGATTGAAAAGCAGTCAAAGGCCTTTGAGGCTCAATTCCTGGATCGCCAAAGAGAGCTTGGTTTAATTTCTAGAGAGACATACAATGCAGCACTGCTTGAAAGAGAAAGGAATCGTTTGTCTGGCATTAAGGAACTAACTCCCGAGCAAAGAGCAAGAGGATTAGAGCAATACAGGCAGACCATTGACCCAACTCTTGGGGAAGGCTTGAGAGCTAATATTTCCAGCCTTAGAAATGAACTGCTTGAGCTAACCAATCCAATTAATCTGATCACTAACGCGGCTACCAACATTGGCACTGCGTTTACGAATTCATTTAGAAGCGTTATCGACGGTAGCGCCACCACTCAAGAAGCACTTGCAAGTTTCTTCAAGAATATTGGCAACTTCTTCTTGGATATGGCAGCGCAGATTATCCAGAAGATGATCGTGATGTTTATCTTAAACAAGGCAGTGGGTCTGTTGCCTGGTATGAGTGGTGGGGGTGGTGGGGGTGGTGACATCTTTAGTGATCTTGCCTCAAGGGGTGGGTTGCGTATGGCTGATGGCGGAGTATTCGCAAATAACAAAATCATGCCTTACGCCAAAGGCGGCATCGTCAACAAACCAACAATGTTTGCTTACGCCAA